ACTTTCTGTATTCCCAATGGTGGTATTACTGGACACGGCTTTACGGTTGATGTGCACCCCATTAGCAACACGCTTTCGCAAATCACTAATAGTGCGATCAGCTTCTTTCTGCTCATTCTCTCTGACCTCGTTCAATTTATTCAATTCATCACTAAGCTGTATGCTTTCAACTCGTGCTTGTTCCTGAGCTTTGATCGTTTCAGCTCTATAACTATCTAATTTCATGTGCTGATATGCACACACACATACCAGCAACACAATAGATAGACTTTTTATATTGTCTATAATCATTTTTTCAGAATATAAAATAAAGTTGCGTATAAAAATACAACAATTAAGATTAAACTAATCATTGCCAATTATCTCATTGATATTAGTACCAGTTCTCAACGCATCGATGAATTGATACCACTCATCAAGTTTATGGTGTGAGCGTTGATGAATTATATTCACTAAGTTCTCGTAGTTCATGGTAATGGTGCGTTTCTGATTAAATGAACTAGGTATCATCTGTATCATCTTGTACCATAGCTTTTTGTCTTTATACTGGATATAAGCCTGTCTTAGCTCATTGATCATGCTTATACAGTCTTTAAAAGTCTCTAAGCTATCATCTTTATCGTCTAGGTACTCAATGCTAAAATCATCAAGAGTTAAATCACGTTTGTGGAGTGTGTGCATTGTGCTACATGAGTTAGCAGTAGTACCAACCTTGTATGTATCAAACTCTTTCCACCAATACAGCGGTGCTAAAATATCACAGCAGATCATAATTTGTCTCAGATATTTTCGATGCTCTGGACCAGCTTTATATAGTCTACGTGCTAAGTCTAAATCAGCTTCAGGGCTTGATTTATCCCAACTGTTTAAAGGGTTACGTGCTGAAAATAGCGCACGGTCAAAATTGAACACTTGAATGTTTTTTACTTCTAGCATTTCTAAATATCTCCTTGTTTATCAACTCGTTGCTTCGTAGGTGTGGTAAGTGCTTTTGCAACTGCCATCTAAATATTTCATATCAACCTTACTTATTTACTTAATTTATTTATCTCAATTTCTTCTTTGATAAAGATAACTATCATATAAATCATCATTCCTAAAGGAAATAAAACCCCTACCAGAAACGTGCAAAATATACATATAGCCTCTAAAATACTAGCCATTCTTAACGCCTAAGTGATAAGTGATGCGATCTAGCTTCACTAGGATTAGTTAAATATCATCATCTTTACGATTCAGAGATTTTTCAGCACTGAAACCATATGGATAGCGTTTTTCCAGCTTTTCGATGTTGTACTTAGCTACGTCACCCATATTCAGGTCATTAGCAGTACACCATTCAGCGATAAACCATAACAAATCGGACATCTCACTCATTGCATGATGCTTTTCCATTGCGTGACCCTGATACGTTTTCTGATAAATTCCATGTAGTTCGCCTACCTCAGATGCCATTCCGTGAAGTGAGTGCATTTCTAGTGTTAGCTTGTCTTTGCTAGGTGCGGTACGCATCGCCAATTTTTGATATTCATCAAAGTTCATTTTTACTACCTTTTAATCCATTTGTTCTAAATCAGAAATATACTCTTTTAACTTAGAAATATCATTTTTGATAAAGGATTTAATACATTCATACCATTGACTATTTTCACGCATTTCACCTTCTAAACGTTTAATCAACGAATTTTGTAAATCTAAAGCATTATTAGTATCAGCTAATCTTTCTTGATATTTTTTAATTAGTTCTTGTTTGGTCATAAACTCTACACCTTTTAATTTTTAACAATCACATTCCTTTTGTTTAAATCTTTGTCATTAAAATAATTTGCCATTTTCGTTTTCTCCTAAACGTTAGCCTGTATGTACCATAGATAGCCTAATGAGTAAGCAATTAGTACCGCTACTAAGACTGTGCTAAAAATTATCAATGCTTCTTTTATCATTTTAATATTCAACTTCAATCCAGCCATCGCTGGTTTCTTTTTCAATGTGAGACATTAAACATGGATCGTAATCTGTCAGTGCAACACCTGCTTTTTTCATTTTGCGTTCGCACTGATCTTGCATCTTTTCCACTTTAGCAAAAGCGTCGGCATCATCACGAGCTTCGAACTCTTCCAGATAGAAAGATCTAAAAAATTCGCAGTTGCATGTTCCATCAATTTTTCCAATTCTGTATAGCATTTTATGCTCCTTTTATAATTTTCGTATCAACTTCCTATGTTTTAATTATACATTTTCAGCTTACAAAATACAGCATTTAATATTGAAAATGTGACATACCTCACAAAAATAAAAAGGTGCATGATAGCACCTTTTAAATCACATTGATTTTCTATCTGCTATTTCCGCCATAAAGTTTCTTCTGATAAAGCCTTTTGTTGCTAGAAACATCCCCACAACGTGGGGAAGACCTCTGCATTTAAATGATCGGCTTTAAATGATCGGCTTTAAATGTATATTTACGAAGGATTTAGTAAAACAATCAAAATAAATAGTTTTTGATAGTTGATAAAATTTATTTTTGCTCAACTGATCGCCAAAAATAGATACAAAGCTATCGTAGTTGTTGATATAGATACGATCAATCGTACCTCCCTTTGCAGTCCAATGACGCAAGCCTAAGCTCTCTAATTTATGCTCCATATCCGAATGTTCTCGATTAGTGGCAATCTTTTCTTGCTCTGCTTTAAGCTCCCTTGCCATTTCTTCTTCTTTTTTGTAAAGTGCCTCTTGCTCAGGTGACAGTCTATGTGAACGTAACATCATTTTTATACCTCATTATTTTGCTTAAGATTTTTCTTTAATCAACTTCCTATGTTTTAATTATACATTTTCAGCTTACAAAGTACAACACTATTTATATAAAAATATGATATAGATCACAAAAATTAAGGCTGTATTTCTACAGCCTTTTAAATTACATTGATTTTCTATCAGCTATTTCCGCCATTTTCGCTGAATTTAGCCTTGTATCGCCTTTCACTCGTGAATAGCTTAAATAGCCATTCATTCTATCTATTTTGGTGAGATTCTTACTACCACAAACAGGGCATACATCACCCTCAATTTTATCCGCTCCACAATCGTCGCAATACGCAAGCGCCATATTTACACCTTCATAGAAGCCTTTTTTCATTGCTCTCGTAACTAATGTGCGTATTGCATCAATATTGTATGACAGTGGATATCTTACATATTGAATGCGACCGCCTTTGAATAAGTGCCAGAACCTTTCTTCTAAGTCCTGCTTCATGATTGGTGATATATCCTCAGTCACATGGCAGTGAAAGCTATTAGATACATAAGCTCTATCACTCACACCCTCTACAATGCCGTACAGTTTTCTAAATTGTTCGACCTGTTTGCCACAAAGACTTTCTGCAGGTGTGCCATAAATAGCATATAAAATACCGTCTTCTTTTTTATACTGTTCTATTTTACGGTTAATGTGCTCCATTACCTCAAGCGCAAATGCACCATCTTCAACTAAAGACTTACCGTTATAAAGTCTCTGTAGCTCGTTTAGAGCTGTAATACCAAAGCTAATTGTCATGGCTTTTAATACAGGTTTGATTTTATCTGATGGTTTTAGGTGTCCACCATAAAAACCACCCTCGCAAAAACCAACTGGATTAGTTGAAGCTCTCATCTCACCTAGATAGTCAATAGTGCGCTTATGAATGCGTCTAATCATCTCAAGATAGAAGTCAAGCACCTCGTAAAAGTCTTTATTTTCCTTTCTAGCCTTAGCTAAAATCATCGGTAGATGGAGCGATACCACGCCCATATTAAAACGACCTACAAATACAGGCTTGCCATTTTCATCAAAATATGGTGATAAAAACGCTCTACAGCCCATAGGACTAATAGCTACACCATACTTTTGATAAATCTCATCACGTTCAAGAGATAAATAATCTGGGTACATTGTCTTACTTGAGCACTTGAGTGCACACTCGAACAAGTCATTATTGATATAGCCCTCACCGTGCAATGTACTGTCATACAAGAATACTAATTTTGGAAATAGGACAGGTTTCTTATGACCATCAGCACCCTGCCCTTTTGCGTGTACTTCTAAAATTGTTTGTGTACACATTCTTTCAAAATGCTCTGTGCCTAAGCCAAAGGATATTGTGATAAATGGATAGTCACCACGGCTTGAACCAACTGAATTTAGCTTCATCTCTAAGCCCTGATACCCTTGCTCAAAGTCACGCTTAACCTTGCTCATCGCCCATTCATTAGATTTGTTTAAATCACCGCAAAGCTGCAAGCACTCCCGACGATAGTTAGTATATGATTTTTCAGCGTATGGCTTTAGAATTTTATCTATTTCTGGAACTGTGAAACCGCCATATTGCTGACTTGCACAGCTCAATATAATGTCTCCTAATACATCAAAAGCTGTGTCGAGTGTTTTAGGCTCGTTGTAATGGATATTGCCCATTTCAAAACCGCCATGCATAACGCTTGCAACATCAAACAGACAGCAATTTCCAGTTGGAATACCATTTTCTAAAATAAAGCTATGATCTACTTCAACATCTAAGCACCAAACTTTAGCTTTAGGATTGAGTTTAGCATCCTCAATTGATTTAACTTTCCATGTTCTATCACCTTGATTAGAGTGTATTTGATACGACTTAGTATTTTTAGCTCTAATGCCGTAATTTGTAACTTGACCGGTTAAATCTTTTACGCTTGTTACATAGTAACCGGCTATATTCAATAAATCATATATGTGCTTATTCATATTACCAGTAACTTGAACGCCTCTAAAATCAGATAAACCGTGATTAATGTTGCCATCTGCGCATAAGTAACCGTTCATTAAGTATTTGATATTTTCATTATTCAACTGTAAATATGGTAATTCTTTAGTTCTGACATCAGTCATACGCACTTCTAATGCACCATTTAGTGATTTAGGGGATGTTACATTGTAACCAGCCTCGGTGAACATATTTGCGTATTCTTTTTTATGCCCAAACAGCCTAATGTGCATTGTAGGCATCTTATTGTCAGAGATAATTGAACCATCGCCCAAACCGAAACCTAAGCACCATAATTTTTTATCTTTACGGCTTAGTTCGTTCCACTCAAACTTTGACACACACGGAGCTGAAATCAATTTATCGCCAACTTTTAGCGATGTTGTTTCCGAACCATCTTTTAAAATCCATCTGTGGTTAGGTGTAACTAATACTGATTTTTCTTTGCCACTACCACGTTTAAAGGTTACTTTTTGTATTTTCTGCCATCCATAACTGTGGACTACAGCCTTTCTCCATTTACCCGTATGTGATAATACGATTATTTCATCACCATCGCTAAAATCATAGAATGATTTTACACCAGTGCTGGTAATAAACCTTGTTGAACGCTCAAAACAATTGATTGTGTCAAGTCTTGCACTTTGATCGTGAATATAGATATAACCATCTTTGCAAGCATCGAGCTCATCATGTCGCATGAAGAATTTACGATATAAGCGCTTATTCAGCTCATTGAAGATTAAACAGCGCTTGGTTGCAACAAGTGCACTGTCTGTATTGCTATTTTCTTTGTCACCTATATATCTAATTGCTTGAGATGCCTTATAAGTCTCATCAAGAATCTTCACAAAATCAGTCTTATAGTTGTGGTAATGACTGTAAGTCTCTGCTACTTCACTGTTAATCTTATACAGTGCTTTAATAACTGCATCATGAATAATAGCTACTTTTACAATGCTGTAACCGAGCAAATAATCATCTACTAGCTTTAATAGTTTGTCATAATCATAACTAAGCATAGAGCTAGTACATCTTGATGCTGATTTTTTTACGGCATTGATGATTTTTTCTTTGTCAAATTCTTCGATTGTTCCGTCTTTTTTAATTACTTGCATAATCTTATTACCCTTTGATTTTTTGAACCAACCCATTCAAGCGATATATCCCTTAATTCTTCAATATATTTGCCGTCAATTAAAACATCAATGTAATTAAGTACATTAAGGTGCTTAATGTCTTCGTACTGATAACCAGTATAAAGCCATATCGTTTTATGGGGATATAGGTATTTTACTTTCTTGCATATTTTCGTGATAGTGTCACGATTAGCAGGGTGTAATGGATCGCCACCGCTCAAAGTTAGACCGCTGATATAATCTTTGTCTAGCTCAGTGCATATTTCATTAAGCGCATCAGAATCAAACAATATGCCACCGTTCACGCTCCATGTTTCAGGATTTTGACAACCTTTACAATGATGACAGCATCCAGCTACAAAAAGAGTAACACGGATGCCATCACCATTATTCATATCGTCATGCTTAATGTTGTGATAATTCATTTCTTAATGAACTCGCCATGAATGAGGTAATGAGCATAATTATCAGCTTTTAGCATATCCTCATCGCCATTCTTTGAGTTGGCACGGAACCTGTATTTAATCACATTGCCTTTCAAAAATCCCCTAAATTCTTCGGGAGTTAGCATAGCTTTTATTTCGTCTATGCACTCATGCTCACGATTAGTATAATGATTTGGCTTATAAACATTATCAGTCATAAAAAATACTCCTATTCAACAAAAGTTCTAAACCTTTTTCCGTTAATTTTTCTGTCTGCGACTATTAAGCCATAGTATTTCTTAATTTGTTTAGTGAATTCGCCATGTCCTAATGCGCTGATACCTGTCTCAGTACAATAGGCATTGTATGCCATATATGCTTCTCTTGTGGGCACATTAATTAAGTCTTTTTTGTCAGTATCATGCAGATATTGAATTATAGGATTATTAGCTTCTTCAAAGTCATCAAGCTCTCTCTGCGTCTCAGTGCAAGCAGTAAATCTGTTGTCTATGAGCACACGTTTTAGACCTGACACTCCTAACTTAATTAAATATTGAATTGCAGTATCAGCTTTCAGCTTATCTGAAATAAATGGCACAAAATCAGGATCACTGCTTTTAAATTGGGCATTAAATGGAATAATGACTAATCTACGTTTAATTGCGGTTGTGTCTTTACCTTTTCCGATACGTGGTACGTTGTTTGCGCTGAATATCAGCTTCACATAAGGCTCGAAATTAAATTTTGGTTGACCTTTTTGTTCTGCATCGATCGCATCGCCTGTGACAATTTTTTTAAATTCTGCGCTATCGTCAATGTAACCGTCAGATATATCGTCACCAACATTTGCAAGCTTACGGTACATCATGATCGTGCTGAACCTGTCATTCAGCTTTTTCATATCTAAAACTGAAATATTTGATTTGCCTAACATTTCTTTAATCATGTTCAAGTAAGTTGATTTACCGTTGGAACCTGAGCCTGTTAAAATAAATGCCTTACCTAATTCATTACGTCTGTATAGACAATAGCCAGCCATTTCTTCTAGCAGTGCACGTATTGATTTATTGTTGCAACTAATCTTATCAAGTGTCTTGTCTGTGAGTTCATCGTATGCATCAGGATCATAGTCGTGTGGAATGATGTTAGTCACGACTACATCAGGTGTGAATTTTTCAAAAGTATCATCTTGAATGTTTAATAGACCATTTTTAAAGGCAATGTACTTAGCATCAGTAGCTGGGGTATCTTCTCTAATCGAAATATCTATATAGTCATATACCTCACTACGTTTTGCACGACTTAGCTGTGGTATGTGCTTAATCATCGCATTTTCAATTTCGGAAGCACCAGCGATATAAACTCCGTCACGATACATGTGGAGTTGACTATCTATCCTGATAATGTGATGTTCCGAAATCATAAATTGAGCAAATTTATCAAATAAAAATTGACCTTTTTCAAAAAATATAGGCTTTAAAAATGCTTCGTCACGTGTGATGCGATCGATATCCGCATTAGAGAGTTTGTCTTTAAGTAAATACTCGTTAATAAGTTTGATTGACTTAATAGCATCGTCTTTACTTAAGCCAGCTGATTGAAGTGATAAGATATAGCTATACAGTGCGCTATCTCTACCATCACCTTCGGTCATGTCTAGGAAATTTACAGAGGATGCTACAGGTTGTAGCCATGCTGGAGCTTCCTGATACTGCTCATCATCTAAAATATCCCATTCAGTTTTTCTAACTTTTCCGTTGAATTTCAGAATTGCAATGCTATTGCGTGAGCCTAATTTAATATCTGCGGTAAGTCCGCAAGCTAACTTTACATCAGTCTTGCAAGCAGTAAATTTGCCGTTATTTTTAAAGAAAAAATGTCTGCCACGTGTGGTGTGATTGACCTTGCAAGCTAAATTTTCTGCATCAACAATACTCATTAAGATGTCTGATTGCTTTTCGTCATCTACATCTATGAGCACTGTATCGTCTGCAAGCACACCTGCATATTCTTCATTCTTTTCAACTTCGGATAGTGGATCAAAGTTTTTACGGTTCTTGAATGGCTCTATGGCTTTCTTATCTTTAGTGCGTATGTATCCACGGAATAAATCCATAATTAAATCTCCTACAGTCCGAATTGCTTTAGTCTTTCAGTTGCAAGCTGGATGTACCAATCACGATCAAGTTTTTCAGGCACAGTAGCACCTATTATATAGCCATTTTCGATGAAACAATTATCAGGTGTGTTAGCAAATTTTTCGTTACTACCTCGTGCGCCACCGCACTTATAAATTTTGCCATCGTTTTTATTTTTACTTGCGAAAACTCGATAGCATTTATATGTGTACTTGATGCCATTGTGCTCAACGTGAGTATAATTTGAAGTGAGTTTTACCAGCTTTTGAAATTTAATAAGCTCATTACATGAGTTTATAGTCAACTCTACAGGTATTTTCTTAGCCATATAGTTTACAAGTGCTTCATTGATAATTGGTAAATCATAATCAAGATCTGATAACTCCTTCACATATGCTCCTTTTCTTTCTCCGATTGAGCCGTCAAGTTCAAGCCACATATAATTATTCACATCCTTTTGCCATATCTCAGATATTTGATCTAATGCTAGTCCAATCGTACATTTATCGGTACTCATGCGCTTTTCCCAGTCGTAGCAAATGTCGTCAAGTTGATTAAATGCGCTATCTGTATCAGGAATTTTTACAATCAAGCCATCTGTATTAGACTGAATAAGCTCAAATCCGTCAATAACTTCTAAATGCTCGATTAAATCCAATAGCATTAACTGTCCGTTGATACACATAGTATTATTATTGCGTGGATCATAAGCTGGGTTGAATTTGTCTTTCATCGCACCGCTTAGGGAGTTAAGCATCTGTTTGTATGGTAACTGCATTTGTTTGTATTTCTTAGCTTCAGCTTTATCTTTTGCGTTTAGCTGTTTCATTTTCAACGATTTACGGGTATTGTAAATCTTCACATAGTTATCATTAGTAGCTGAACGTGTGACTAGGTCATGTGCGATTAACATACTAGGATAATAATTATTCACATCAACGTGATAGATAGCACCTTTTCTATGAATAGGTTGGCTAGGTGCTCCATGTAGTCCACCAAAAGCGAAAATATGCGGTACACCAGCTACATCAATGCACTTGAATGAATTGTAAATGCAAGGATCTTTAACTGCCAGTTGATGCTTGTACCAGTCGATCACTTCTTTATACTTCTTAATTTGTATGCAAGGCAGAATTTTAACATCGAATTCATCTTTATAATCATTACGAATACAGCCTAATACAGTTGCAGTGACTTTAGCACCAGTATCACCAATATGCGCAAGTCCCAAATTGAACTCTTTGACGATGTGCACCATAGATTTAAAATCATTTTGCTTTCTTAAAAACACCTCTATTGTACTTTCCACGTCATGAGTGCAATATTTAATAGTGCTTTCATATTCGTTTGGCAGTAGCGGTCTGTCTAGGTCGAATGGTGCATCAGTTTCTTTAATATCCATCCCCATAAAGCCCTCTAAGGTCTTTAAGCCATACAAGTGAGCACTGCACACATCATAGTTATTGAGTGGAATTTTATTAAAATCTCTGGATATTTCCCATCCCTTTTTACCATCCATAATGATGGCATCGTTTACTGTCTTAGGATTCATACCTAATAAGATAGCTTTAAGAATGTACACATCATAATTACGGCTATTGTAGCCACACCAAATATCATTTTTATGCTCATTGTAAAAAGCATTAAGCTCATAGCCAGAATTATGAATAATCTTTTTTTCTTTCTTGTCCGTATCGTATATAACTACAAGCCAGTCATGGGCAAACGTCTCAAAATCATAGAATAACATCGCAAAATCTCCTTACAAATAAGGCTGTATTTCTACAGCCTTTTAAATTATCTTACTTTAAGTCTTAAAATGGTGGTTCTTCAGAGAAAACTTCAACGATCTCATAGTCTTTGTACTGAGTGTTCTTTTCGTTGGTTGACTGCTTCAAATTAAAGCTATAGTCTTGTTCCAGCTTTTGGAACACATCAAGCAATAGATTGTTGTACTGGGTGTAAGATTTAAATTCAACAGTGATGTCCTTGACATAAGTGCACATAGCTTTTAAAAGCTGATTGCACTTATGGATACCAAAGCCTGAATTTATCACCTGATTGACGAAGATCAATCTGCCTTTGTGTTCACCCTCTAGCACCTTAAAGCGCATAGCTACCATCGGTTTTCCATTCTTGCTCTCTTTAAGTTCTAGTTGATTTAAAGCTACTTCGTAATTTCCATCAGGTAGTGCTTCAAAGTCTCCACCTTTTCCAGCTTCAGCATCTTTAATGTCATTCTGTAACTCGGCTAAATCAGTCTGAGCATCAAATTTTTCAAAAATACTACTCATTTTTTATTCTCCATTAAAAAATTATTCTTCTTCAATTCTTCTACGTCTTGCACGTGGTTTTGGTGTGTCATCTACTTCTGTATCAGCTTTAAGTCCTGCATCTACAGGAACATCAGTTTTAGCTGGTTCTACAGGAGTATCAGTCTTAACTGGTTCACTTTTATCACCATAAACACTGATATAGTCTGCATAAGTGAGTGGTATCTCTCGTGCATTGACCTTTAATCTACCGCCACCAAAGACAACTTCTGAACTCTTGAATGACAGCCTACGATCATTATCTTCTGCGATCACACGTGCGACAATATCCACCATGCCAGCTAACTTATTTGCTAGTTTATCTTGAATGTTAGGCTTGATCGCACTAATCTTATCACCTGTCTTTTTAGTTAAATCTCGGCTTGTATCTTCGTGACTAATGAGCACGATGTTTTCGTAGTCCAAAGTCATTAAACGCTTCATAGTGCTTAAAAATTCAGTTCGTACCATGTCCCACGCTTTGAAGCTATTATCACTCTCATGTGAGATACCTAACTTGTCATACATATACAGACGACAATATTCATATGTGTCTTCGACTAAGTCAACGACAATAGTCTTGAAGTCGTTTTGCTTCTTCTCTAATTCAGTGATAGCTTCTTTAAAAACACTCCATGCGAATTTACGGTTAGTGATACGACCCTCGACACTAACTTCATCTTTAATGCTGATATAAGGCGCATCAACGAAAGCGATATTGCCATCTGTATTTAGCATTAGAGGTGACGGAAATTCATTAGCAAACGTGGTCTTACCTGAAAATGGTGCTCCGTAGATCCATAGTTTGTGATTTTTTGCGACAGTTACGTCACGTCGTTCATTTTTTGGCAAAAGCATACTCAAATCTCCTGTTTTGCAAAAACTTTCATATTCACACCAGTGACAAAGTGGACTTTCTTTTTTCTCAAAGTTGGTACACTCGACACAATGCTTAGTACAAGTTAGAAAATCAATTACCTTTTCAGGCTTGTACTCAACCTGCACTAAATAAGGCTCAATTTTCGCGCATTCTGAGCGCAATCTTAATCTGAAATCATCTAATGTCTCCTTTTTTGATAACCTAATACCAGTCTTAGAAACAATTACAAAGTACATATTACGTATGCGCTTTTCTGAATGTTTCTCAAAGTAGTATTTATACAAGTGCAATTGAGCACTATCTGCGTACTTACTTGCACTATTAGCACTACAATATTTGAAGTCATATAAATCGTATTCTTCATCTGATACTGGTACAAGCCAGTCAACAAAGCCATGATAATCATCGTCAATGATCTCGTATTCAGCTATGCCATCTTCAGGCACTAGCTTTTTTGCTTTACGTGCTATCAGTTCTAACTTTAGAGCTTCACTAATATGAGTATCATCAATGACATTATAATTGTTATAGTAATTCTCGATGCCTTTTTCAATGCTTTCCTGTAAGCATACGTGCATCGCACTACCTAAATAAAGAGCATTATCAGCATTATCAGCTGGCATGGTCTCTAGCTCGTCAATGTACCTTAGCTTGAACTGATAAGGGCATTTAGTGAAGCATTCAATTCTACTGTAAGATACTTGCATTAGATCATTCCCTCGATCGCTTCGTCAATTAGATTTTTAAATTCATCAAAGTCGATATAGTGATAATCATCTTTATATCTAGCTGGCACTTCTTCATACAAAATTACAGCTTTAGCGCAAGTATCATTCATTTGTTCGATCATTCTAAGCTGTAATTCTGATGGCTTGCCGTTTGGAGCTTTTAACTCGACTTCAATATCAGCACCTAGCACTGAGATGTGTAAATCAGGTAACCCAGCGGTTACATAAGCATTGCCGAAACGTTTTTCATAATAGCCAACAGGGCTTTTAGTCATCTTATTCTTAGAAGTACCTACAGCATAAATGCCTTTAGATTGTAAGAATTTTTTAACTCGATTTTCAAAATTTTTTTCATCTGCCATAAGAAAATCTCCTTTTCATGTAGTACATTTTATGCTGAATATTTTACGCTGTCAACTTAAATATAACTTTTTTTGTGAGATAAGTCTCGTTTTTGCTGTTTCAAAATAAGTTTTATCTAATTCAATGCTGATAAAATTACGGTGTGTATTGATGCAAGCCACACCAGTGCTTCCGCTACCCATAAAAGGATCATTTTCTAACTCCACAACTGTTCTAAAAAACAGGGCATACAATCTCAATATGACCTATACAGCGAGGGCATGTGTACCATACGCCAAAACGTTTATCATAAACCATACCTGTTCCATTGCAACACTCTAGTTTTTTTACCGCACCAAGTTTTGGTCTATCGCACTCTTGATAGTTACACTTTAATGACTTGTCAATAATGAAAGCGTATCTATGCTTTCTAGGTCTAGGTATCCACACACCTCTCACGCCTTTTGTTGCCCCTCTAGGATTTACTCTACCATCTTCGGTAAAAAAATCGGTTTTAGCATCGGTTAAGCCATAGTAAGTAAAGTTGCATACTTGATAGATTGAACCAACGTGTCTATCACTTGTGGCGAGTGTAATTACAGCTCTTATACCCTCTTTTTTCAATAGTTTTATAGAGTTCCCTAAAAGGTATGAGGTAGCATTAGTGTGATTTAGTGTTGGTAGCATAGCTAATCGTGACAGCTCTAATACAGTTTGATCTTGATTATCTAAACTGAACCATCCTTTTAATGTACTAATTCCCTGTGGATTAGAGAATGTAGCCACTCCCATAAGTTCATCAGTATGCTTATAGAATAGTCCGTATGCAAATTTGCTGAAAAACTTAGCATCTTTTAGATAGTGATATGTTTTAACAAAATCATATGCTTGAGATTTATCAATTAACTTAATATAAAACACATCTTTAGCTTTAACTTTACGCTCTCTGAACTTATCAATAGCTGTTATCATTTGCAAATCTCCTTAAAGAGCTCATCTGTGAAGTCTTTTTTCTGCTCTAATGCTTTATAAATAGCACCATCAATCGTATTTTCAGCACTTAATATCCAATAAAAACAAGTATTTGTTGTACCTATGCGATGGATACGCTTTTTTGCTTGCTCGAAAAGATCGCTTCTTTCAGGTAGAGAGAAAAAGATCATCTTATTGCACTTTTGCAGATTTAAGCCCAGTGCACCAGCTTGATATTGCACTAATGTGACACTATTCTCTTCATTCTCATACGCTGATAGATCTTTGATTTGACCGTTGACTATTGATAGTGGTCTGTCTTTAACTACAGCTTTGAGTTTATCAAGCTCATCGCTGAAATTGTAAAATACAATAAATCTGTCATTGCTTGAATTGATTAAGTCTTTTAACGCATCAAGTTTACGGCTGTTGTATTGTGAGCATATCTGCCTTGCGTATAGTCTCTTAGTTAGAGCTGTAGAGCCTATAAGCTCTACATCACCAATCTCAACAATACCAGCTTCTAAGAATTTACGATATTCTTTAGGAGCTGGTACAGTTAGAGTAGTGAAGATCTGCTCAGGTAGTGTGAGCACTTCTTCGGTTTTCATGAAAACAGCACCGTGAATTCTAAGATTATATTTCAGGTGTTCGACATTCTTATATGGGTTATGTTTATCAACAATTCTTACAGGATAGCCAACTCCAAAATCAGCTAAAATATAATTAACATAAGCGCTATCGTATGCGTGGCGACTAATATTCCATCCTAATAGGCGACATTGCGACCATAATCTTTCATATTTACCTGAGACAGGTGTACCAGATAGCAGAATGACATTTTCAGGCTCAAGATTAAGAATAAACTTAGTCTGTTTTGCTTGTTCATTCTGAATGAGTGAGCTTTCATCAAGCATAAGAGTGAAATCTTTAAGCTGTAATAGCTCTTTTCTCCTCCAGCTCAATTCATAATTTATGATGCCCACGCAGTAAATAGTCAAACTGGCACAAGCTATAAATTGCTCAAAGTCTTTTTTAAACGTAAGATTGAACACCTGATAATCAGGGTAGTTTTTGCTTATGTGATCGCTCCAATCTTTAATTTTTGATTTTTGGCAAATCAATAAATTAAGTGAGTTATCAAGTTGGTACATCTTTTCAGCACCAACAAAAGTCTTGCCTAATCCCATTTCAAGATAGAGTGCTATACGATTTCTATCTTTTATTTTCTCTAAAACTTCTTCTTGAAAGTCGTATAACTTAACCATTTACATTCACCCAGTGCTTATTTGTTACAATAGCTTGAATCGTACACCAGCTTACACCATATTTTTTACCTAATGCGTGTAAACTATGATCTCTACTACCTTTCACATATTCACATCTAATACTGTTTACTTGTTCAATGGTCAATTTGTGCATACCATGGTTTTCACCTTTTCTTTTTTTACCATGTATATATGAATGTAATAAATTTGCTTTTCTATCACACCATTCCAAATTATCAACACAATTATTGAACTTATTACAATCTTTGTGATTTACTTCAGATAAGCCATTTTTATTATCTAAAAAAGCATTTGCTACTAAACGATGCACATAGTAATGTTTAGGCTTACCGTTGTACAAATTTACGGCTAAGTAACCATTTTTAATGTGTGGCTTTAAAACAACACCAGTCAACATAGATTTAACATTACCTAAATTTGAAATGGTGTACTTTGTTTCATAACCATGTATAGGTACGTATATTTCTTTAGTCTGTTCTAGTACATCAATTTGATGTTGCATTAACTGTATCATTCTATCCATCTAATTGTTGGTTCACCTTTAAAGCCTTTAACCCATACAAACCAGCAGAAGCAAATTGCCTTTACTTTTGATTTTTCAAATTCACCATTCATGGAGCACAAACGCCTTGATGAATATACATAAACATATTTAGGTGGATATTCTTTAAAAAATTTCAATCTTTCTTTACTTTCTAAGAAAGTTATCTTTAAAAACATTGCCACTTTTGCACCGTCATAAACAATATCTAAGCAATGCTTAACATATGTAGCAGAGTTCTTGTATGGTGGATTAGTGATAATATCACCACTCCAGTGTTCATAGCTCAATAAGTCTTTAGTAGTACCAAAACCACGATCAATCAAATCGCTTGATGTAACGTTGTAACCATGCTTTATAAGCTCTTTTGAAATGTGACCTTCTCCGCAACATGGTTCAAGAATGCTATGCTGGAACTGCTCTACTTGCAACAATTCATCAACGCATATAGGATCAGTCGCATAGTAATCATGTGTTTGACGTTCTACATTTGAATGATTACTGCAACCATTGGTGACAAAAATTTTATCCATCATTCTAAGAAAATCCCCCAAATCTTTTTCATTTTGCAAATCTCCATTTTTTTAAATTATTGTAAGTTTAAAAATTTATAAATTTTCTTTCTCAGTTCGACACCTTTGCGTGCTCCATGCAGAAAATCATACATATAGCCTCGTGAGACACCAACGGCTTCGGCTAATTCAGCTACCGACATCTGTCTTTTAGCTAATTCAACTCTAATTGCTAGTTCTTCTTTACTTTGATCTTTTCTCATACATAAAATCTCCTTTGTAAGTATTTATATGCTTAAATAATTCAGCATATAGACAAGTATATGCTTAAAAAATTCTTCTGTAAACAAACAATAATTATACGTACACACATGATACGCAGATAGTTTTTATACCCTGTGTATCGGCTTTTCCTTATAAATCAATGACTTAACGAGGTACGGTACGCAGATAGTTTTTATACCGTTGTCAAATTTTATCGTTTAAAATCAATAACTTAGCCTATATAATACATAGGTAACAATATATATTATTATATATTTATTTATTTTTTCTAACAGAATTTTAAATTCTGTGTGCAAATTATATAAGAAGTTCAAAATACATAGGTAACGTGCGATCATATTGATTTACAAGTATTTTATCGGTACAACGATATAAAAAGTATCTGCGTGACCTATGTATCACCTACGTGTCATAATAATTTTTATACGTATTTATATTCAAAAATCGTAACGATACGATAGGGTAAAACGTATTCAAATGAGTAATGATATTAGTGAGCTTAGATATATCAATCTGTGAGCCTGATTGTGGGCACAGGCTCAATTTTTTATCTACTCTCTTTTGATCGTATGATTTTCTATCAGTTCAGGTTGATGCTTTAATACCCAATCTAAACAATCTTTTTCGCCCATATTGTTTAAAAGCTGGGCTTGATCTGCTGTTAATTGCACAGTTACATTAGTGTGTGTACTATTTTTGCCTTTTTCTCGGCATAAAGTATGTATCAGTAGAGTGTCATCTTCTAGGCAATAATCAGTAATATCTGTCTCAGTGCCATAATCAACAATATCAGTACAAATTATTTTCATTTTTTATCTACTCCTAGCTTTGGCAAGTTTTTTAATTAGATAGCTCAATAATTCAGAATCGCCAGCTAATGCATTGTACTTAACTGCGCTATTTGGTCTAATGTAGCTGTATTCATTGCTTACTGTAAATTGAAATTGTGTATCACAGTAGTGCACATTATATTTATTCCAATAAATAACCGCATCGAGTTTACGGTTATATGCACAATACGTTTTACCGATTTTGCGCAATTCGGCATCTACTAATGCCTGGTCGATATATTTATCGATTACTTCTTTAGATAATTTCATCTTTATTCCCCAGTGGCACGAAGCCGATTAAATATTTTTCGTCAACGTCTATCGGATCATCTATTGCCCTCGCATCATAAACAGGTGTGCGTTTACGCATCGGACTTGTGTCGATGTGCTTACCCTCTTTTTCTTGTTCTTTGACGAAATCTGCAAAAAACTCTTTGAATTGATCTTGTCTATAGCGCATAGTTAATTAATCTCATTAACATATTTTTGTCGTAATTTAGGCTGATAATATTTATACATTTAATTCTCCTTATTCTGCAAATTTATTTGCAAGTTCAAGCACGATATTATCGTACTCGTCATCATCAATTTCGCTAACATCATCTAATGAATATCCATACTCTTTAAATGTTGAATAAATACTGTTGATTTGCTCATCATTTAAAAGTGCTAGCTTACCGCTCACACCGCCTAAAATATAAGCGTTAATAGCATCAATGTATTGCTCTTTAGTCATTTTCAAATCTCCTAAGTAACTTTGTATAACTTCATTATAGTTATGTATGCTTACAAAGTACAGCACTATTTATATAAAAATATGATATAGATCACAAAAAATAATCTATATGATGTGTGCTATAATCATTGTTGCGGTTCGGTAAGTATCGCTTTAGAAAAAATAAAGCCCCTTGTTTTTTCAAGAGGCTTTATTTATGAGTTCATCATGTTCTTAACGTCTAATCTAAACTTATTCATTGTTTTTCCGTAGATGGTTAATAGCGGTTTAGGATCAGCGTGGTTGCTAGCAATACCTTGCTGATAGCCCTCATAGTGACTTGTAATGTCCGTCAATGGATCTAAGTCAAATTGTAAACATAATATAGCGAATAATTTTACTGCTGATTGATAGCATTTTGTAAAATCAGTTATTTTTTTATTTGGTTCGCATAATTCAATACCTATATGAGTGCTATTACCACGACCTCCGCAATGCCATGCTTTTACATTCCATGGTAGGCACTGATAAACATCGCCAGTCTCAAAGTCAATAAAAGCATGAACTGCTTTTTGCAAGCTGGCATTATCGAACTGCTTGACGAATACTTGAGCTTTAGGCTGTGCACAACCTACGCTATGCAACATTAAGCCTTTTACGGTTATTTGTGTGTTATTTTTGAAACACTGATTATTTTTAGTGTAAGCCTTAATAATATTCATATATCACCCTTTATGCTATAATTATTATGCAAATCTCCCAAACATTTAAGGGCGCACTCAGCGCCCTTTTTTATACAGTTAAAGCTACTTGCTCCAATCTTCTTGAAATTCTGGATAGTAAGGAACAAGCTCTGCTCTTATCTCATCGTACTCTTTGCGTAGAGCGTCACACTTTTTCTGCATTTTGTCTGTGTCATAAGGCATTGGAATATCTGGGTGGTCAATCTTGAATTGCTTTGCAAGAACGCCTACAACTTTAATCCACTTATAATCAAAGACAACTCTCAGCTCATTCTGAATAGCTATCAGTCTTGCATACTTTGCATTTAATTCTTCTGCTATATCATTCTGATTACTTTTGTTTGTTGCTTTTGCCATTTTTTTAAATCCTCATATTTTAGGTTAAAATATTCGCTACGCTATGAGAAAGAGTGGGCACACACGTAACACACGTGAAGCGAGGCTGAGAGCGTTATGGCCATAAGCACTTACATTACACGCATAAGACGCAGAGGCTGAATCTTTCAGCCAAATGTCAGCCTCTGGACATATCTTGTCGATTTCTTTATGCCTGAATAGAGGTAGCTGTGTATACTGTGATCCACTCTCAAAAGAAGAGCCTGCCCATGCACAGTGGCCATAAATCTCATGTTCTGACGGTAAAACTAACCGCTTTGAAGTCCAGCCGTTAGTATAGCTGTCCAACCACCAGTCTATAGCGCACCCCTTCCAATTCGGATTAGACATGCAGGTGGCGTTGGCATTGTATTTCATCGCATCAAGGTTTCTGAATGTCAGAACCGAAATGCCTTGATTTTCAAAGTCAGGCTTTAGCCACAGATTATCGACTTTTGGCAGAACTGTCTTAGCGATATAGCTGTCTTTATAGCAAGAGGTCTGATTTTTTCCTTCTGTATCGTTGTCACTAGCCCACGGTGCATAACCTTGACGTGAGTTATTGCCACTTGCACCTTGATATGTTTTACCCGACCATAGCAAATTACCTGCATTGCCAACAAGTTGAATAGGCATTAAACATATATGGTTTTGTGTCAGTTCTGTATCGCCTCTATGTTTATAAATGTTACAGCCTACGACGATATAGGTTGTACCTGTGGCCTTACCCTGAATCGTCTGCCCCGGATGAACACGGCTAAAATTGCCATTTGCAATTTCATTTCGTATAGTGCCTGCACCATTGCCAGCGTAAATCAACGAGGTAATATCACTATCGTCATAATAATCGTTGCCGTAGCATTTTGTCTTATCAGCTAAAAGCTGAGTTGCAATGTACGGTGGCAGTGAGATAGTAACGTTTTTTGAACCATCGAAAGAAGCGCCGGCACCGGAGTTGTCTAAGCCGTCTGTTATGATAAGACTTCTTGCAGTCTGAAGCTTTGACGCAGTTGGAGCATTGTAGGTCGCGAGTTTACTATCAAGAGAAGTCTTGTTTATGAGCTTAGTCCAGGTGCTTTCGTCTGAGCCCGGAGCTTTCACCGTGCTTGAAGGACCGTTTGCCTGAATACATCTATAAAACTCATTGTTGTACTTGACAAAAGAACCGACTGCGTAATCAAAAGTATCACTATAACTTGCAATACCGCCATTCTGAATATAATAAACCCAATCACCTAAGAGCTTAAATAATCCGTTTAGTACACTTCTAGGGATAGCTCTACCACCCCGAGCCAATGGAATTGAGAAAACGCTAGGGAAGATTTTATCAATACTAGGATCGGTATCTTCTGCAATGTCAGGAATTTTTACAACGTCTGCATCTTTTCCTAATGTCTGCGACCACTTTGTAGGCTCGTTAAAAACTGCCATAATTATTCACCTTTAAATCTTGATAATATAATTTACACCGACAGACTGAGGGAGAACGGTATTACCGTTCATGGCTACGCCCACAGAATTTGTAACGGTGTGTGTATGTGCGCCATTCGATGAAGTTGCACCAGTCCACCCATCCGAAGCCTTAAGACTAACAACTATATTGTAGTCATCACCAGGTCCGCCACCTGTACCAATAATACCATTATCACCGCTAGATTTTAGTGCTCCGCTTGCGCTATAACCGCCATTTGCTGAACCGTCAAATTGAGCACGTCCCGTAATTTCCATTGTTCCACGAGTATGAGTATGTGCACCTGCTGAAGTTGCGGTTAATGGTGGGAGTGAGGCACTGTATTTTGTACCGACTGAACCACTATCGACACCGCGAACAAAAGAGCCGTCATTTAATTTTGGAAGATTAAAAGTTGTCGAACCGTTACCAGCACCGTATCTTGTACCAATCACAGCAAAAAGATTTGCATAGGTTGTCCTTGATATTGCTGAACCGTTACAAATTAAGAATCCGTTAGGAGCTGTTACTCCTCCGAAGGCTAATATTGTTCCTGTTGGTACAAGCTGTGCAATGGCATTTTGTACAAAAGCGGTGCTTGCACCCTTCGCTGAACTATCTCCTGCTGTTGCAGTTGGTATTAGTGGCGAACTTGAAAAAGTCTTAGTGCCTGCTACGGTTTGATTACCGCTTAATGATACCTTTGTGTCAACATAACTTTTATTAGTTAGTTGTGTACTGCCTGTTGGGGGTACTGAGGTAGTAGGCAAAGCTGAAAAGTTCTTAATTGCGCTTATAGTCTGAGCTGTATTTAGTGTGACAAAGTTTGCAATATCGCTTTGAATAACGATTTTCTGCCAATAGCTTGTGTTTGTTGGTGCTCTTGGTGTGGTATGAGAGTGAGCCTGAATGCACTTGTATAGATTGCTATTATATAGGACTAAAGTTCCTACGGTGTAATCAATTGTTGAATCATAGGAATATACACCGCCTCGTTGCTGGAAATAGATATTTTCTGCAAGTGTGCTGAAAAGTGCGTTCATTTCTTTTCTTCCAACAGCTTGACCGCCAGCGTCTAAAGGTAACTCATAAGCACTAGGATAGAGCTTTGAAAGATCTATCTGATCTGCTCCTGCATTAATTGGTATTTTAGCCTTTTCAGAATTAACACCGATTTGTATATACCATTTTGTTGGTTGTGTAGCCATCTTTTTATTTCCTCTTAATTTATAGGAATAATATCAGTAGTTGTAAAAGTGCCGTTATCAAGCGTTTCTAGACCCGATCCCTCTAATCCCCATGTAGGTGTAATGACCTGATATACTTCTAAGCCAACACCTGCAGGCAACCACGGCAAGTTAAGTAGCGCATCTAGGTCAGATTGGGCAAGTTTGCTTTGAATCACAATGCGTAGCACCATTGTATCTACATGTAATATTGTAATGCTTACGCTAGGAAAAAGCACACTAATCATACGATTAAGTGAGGATAAAGAACCATTACCAATATTGATCATGGCTTTTAAAAAAATATAGGTACGGTATGCCTGATCATTTAATTTAACTTTTCCCGTAATCTCTTTGTAGAATGGTGCATTATTGAAGTTCCTCATGCGAGGATTATCGGTCCCTAAAGGTGCTTTATAACCCCAATAAGGTAGGGTTGTATCTTTAGAGGTGTATTCTCTACCAATTGCAACAATTCTTCCCCATACATCAAGACCAAATCCCTCTGCTGTAATAGGATTAATCATTTTATTAAAAATTAATTCTATATCTGCGCTAGGATCAAGGCATGACCAAAAACCATTTACCAATGCTACAATGTGAGGACTAGCACTATACTGAGATTGTATAGTTAAACCAATATCAAAATTATCCTCATTCATTTAGATCACCTCAATTATTATATTATTCAAGTCTAAAGTAGGATTTGCGGTGATAGGCATGTGCAAATTATTAACCCACGTTGTTCCATTTGTTGACAGTTGCACGGTTAATACGTTTGCAATGCCAGTATTAAGAATAGAAGGCGTAAAACGTGGACTATATATATCATCGCTCATTTTGATTCTCAATAACGGCTCATTGTTGATTTTAATATCATCCAATCCGTAAAAGTTATTATACACCGCTTGTTTGATTATGTTTCTATAGTCATTCGGTAAGTCGTCATTATCCTGAATCTGTACTTTGATATATATATTATAATTTGCAGGGCGGTAGAATTTAACTTTCTCTACTGCGCCCGTATATTCATCTGTAACGGGAATTACAGTATTTCCGTTATAATCACAACCTGCGCTTAAATGCTCATAAATAGCTTTTGCAATGTCCTGATCAGCACCGCCGATTACACAGACAAAAATAGAATGAGGTGTTAGAGTGTAACCGCCAATGGTTTTATATACATTTGTTTTATTTTCTGTAACATAAACCGCTATGACTTTATTACATTGAGAAACATTAGCAAATACGGCACCTGTTGTTGATCGGGCGTTAAGTGCTACGCTGTCATATCTGCGCTTTTCAAATGCACTTTGACTTTCTTCTAATGATCCCACTGTTGCTGTGGCATTAGTGACGGTGTCCCAGCCTGTAACAGTGGTTACAATCTTTGTTAATGTTCCTGCGCTTGCTGAAATTGCGCCTGCTGTTAAGCATGTAAACTGAGCTGTGGTGGTTTCATTAGCAGGAATAGTAACATTCTGATCTAAGCTCCATTGTGTACCGTCAATTTCACTTTCAATCAATGCGCCTGCATTGATCTGTGTGCCTGCTCTACCGTTAAGAGTACATAAAGCATAAGAGTTGATAGCTGGTTTACGTTTTATAAAATAAATTTCTGCTAGTGCATCCTGAAATCTGCCCTCCGCTGTTCTAGGATCGAACTGTTGAGCTAAATATAGAACTTCTGAATCTTTCTGATTAACGCTTGCAACCTGAGAATCAATAATCTGCCCCTGCGGTGTCTCTGGATCTGTATTCAGTAAAGGGCGATCTTTCTCTTTAAAGGCGTTCTGCCACTCTGTTGCGATCTGCTCTCTAAGATCGGTTATTTCCGTAGCGTCAAACCCAGTTTTTGAATCAAAAGTAATCATGTTCTATAATCCTGCTATGTTTACGGTTGTCTTTTCACCGTTAATAAGTGTTAATTCTGCATAACCGTTTAAAGCTCTATCTTCATCGTTTGCCATAAGGTTAATTTCGCAATCCTTTACGCCCTCAACTTGCAATGCAACTTTTTTTAGTCTTGAACGTAATATATTAATTTTTGGATGTGCATTTAATTCAATAATAAAATGAGGAATACCTTTATCAGTGAAAAAATATGCATCGTTTGTAAATAATCTGAAAGCATTTGCAACATTCTGAGCTATGCCCTGCGCATTATAATCTTTAGACAAATTTCCATCATCACCAACGTGAAGATCCCAGTCATCCTCTAAGTGCAATGTGTGATCGCTCATATTTAACCCTTTAAAAAATATATCTGTTTTTATTATAGCGTGTATAAATTAACAACGCTATATAATCTAAATAGGTGTACCAGTATTCGATCCGCCTGCCTGCACTCCGCTATGCCTATGTGTATCTAATGAAATACCATTAGCCACCACGTCACCCGTTGTAGTTAGAGATCCGTCAACATGTGCACCCTCTCCACCGCTTACAGATAAACCGCCTTTAATAGTTACATGTCCGCTTATGGTTGTTTCAGGTGAATTAATAGAGGTTGATCCGCTTGCGTTAATAGTTGCTGTGGCAGTATTCACGGTTAGACTTGTAGGAGCTTTTATCTCAATTGTGCCATTATCAGGATCAATATAAACATAGGTGCTTGCCGTTTCAGTGTGAATTGTCGCAATCATAATCGAGTCTGCAAGATCAAAGCTTCTAAATGATGCTGGTGTCTGTGGATCATTTACACCGTTCTTAATATTACTTATATCTCTTTTAGCACAAACAAATACACCAATATCACCAACATGAGGATTGACAACAAAAGCCCCTGTACCTGCCTGTACTCTGTAATGTGGAATTTCAACTAATTTAGGACTAGGTAAGGCGTTGCCATTAGCATCAATTTGGCAAATTAAAGGCTGTGCTGTTACGGTTTTTGTACCGCCTACACCTGCGGTTGATACACTTATGATTTTTGCGAGAAAAACGGTATTTATTTTTTGTATATTGCTAGCGATTTGCTGATTATTAGCGTTAAAGGTGCTTGTTGCTTGATATATATCACCGATGCCACGCTTATTGTTATCTGTAATCTGTCCGTTTTCCGCCATGATTTAACCTCATTAAATAAACTTACCTACCGCACCACTTAGATGTGGATAATAGGCTGTGATTTGTGTTTCCCATTTACCACCGCTAGGCAAATTACTGTCTAGGGTGTGTGACATTTTCACAATACGCCATGTTCCACTGCATTTAGGAACAAGTGTTTCAAGTTTTATCAGTCCTGCAAATCTGAAATTTGGATTAAATATTGCTCTGATCTCAATGCCATTTTGTGTCATAGTCGGATAACCCAATAAACCGCTATTTGCATTTAATAAAACAGCATTTCCTTTACGACTTGCACCGTTGGACACTAAAATCATGGTTTCATCATCAAGTATTAATTCAGCTCCAATCTGTCTAGCGCACTGTCTAGCTTGTTCAATCGGTGAACCCTCAAAAACTGCGTTCTTAACTGTTCCTGTTACACCTTCATTTTTAAATGTAAAACCGATTTTTTTAGCTTGCTGTTCAATAAAGGTGCTTGCTGGTTGTGAGCCACTGATAACGTTTGCACCTTGAGCAGTTACGGCACCGAAAAAGCCGATTTGACTTTCGATATTGAATTTAACATCAGGCGCACTGTTGAAGTCACCGCTTGCTTTGGTGATTGTTCCAGCATAGATCTGATTGTAGCCGTTGTATTCATCACCTGCATATATATTTATATAGTTACGTCGCACAAATAAAGGATGCATACATAGAGTAGTTAGTTGCTCCATCACATCAAGAGGTAGACCATAAATTACTGCGCTTGCTTTTCCGAAGTCAGGTGCACCCGTTTTTTCTACTCTAACAGACATCGCAAGATCGCTTATTTCGTATGCGTTACCCTCACGCCCCTTAAACGAGCCTTTCTGTAATGTAAGTAATATTTTTAGTTTGCGTTTAAGAAATGAAGTGCGAGGCTGTGTGTCGATCTTCTTATCGTCGTTAAGCAGATTCTTAATTTCAATCATTTTCTAGCTCCGCCATTTCTTCATTGGTTAGATACAACAATTTAAAGCGTGTGCTTAACTGCTTATAATTTGCTTTACTTTGTTGATCTGCAGGTGATGTAAGATCAACAATAAAGAAATTACCGTTAAAATTGATATTGTCATAAAGTAGGATTTTCTGTCGAGGCAGACAAATTACATTCTGCACGATCAGGGTATCATCAACCCATAAACTAAAATAAGGCTGATTGTTTAAAAATCTTAGCTGAATTGTGCAATTTTGATCATTTAGCACACAATTAAATTCCTGATTTGGTGTATCAATTAGTCCTAACTCAAGCATTTTTTTAACCCTTAAAATAAGACAATATCCCTTTTAATGCACTGGTTTCTTTTTTAGCCTGCTGTACGCCTCTTGAACGTTTACTAGCCACACGAACATTAGTGAATTTACTCGTTACTTCTCTAATTTCTACACATGATAATTCAGCATATATCACGTCAATGCCATTATCAGCAGATCGTGTATAGTTGAATTTGGTAATTTTCATATTAGTAAATTCATATTCAGGAGTAACAATTGTTACTAAATTTGTGCTGTCAACATAAGACATTAACGCATCAACAAAAGTCATTAAATCTGAAACAAAACCACGTTTAGATATCATACAGTTTAGCTCTTTTGGAGCTTGCACCATGTTGTAAGACACAAAAGAGCCATTTTCAACTGGCATAGTTGTTACTTTACTTTCTTTCTTTACATCTGCACTTTGAAAAGTGTCAAAACTAAAGGCTTTTTCTCCGCTTTCGTCCAAGATACTCCATTGCTCAGGTAGAATACCTAATACATCATATTGTCTTATGAATTGCTGTGCATAATTTAAGCCGTAATTTATTTTATTATCGAGGTAGTTAGATCCATAATTTACAGCTTTTTTAATGCCTTTATTTGCTAGATCCTGAACTGCTCCATTTGTACCCTCTGGAAATAAAGCCATGTTTGTGATCTCCTTTACCAACCTGCACCTTGTGAAGCCATAGCAATCGCACGATCAGCATTATTCATTTCATAATCTGCCTCTCGCATTGTGGCGGTAGCTACTGCAGGATTATTTGATCCGATATTAATTACCTGAGAACGGTTGATGTTATTGTTTACATTGCCTTTGCTCTGTGCTTTCATGCTCTGCATTTCTGCAACTTGTGGAATCGTTGGCATTGTTAGTCCATTTTCTTTTGGTTTTTCCTCTTCATACACAATAGGCGCATCGGTTTCTTTATAGATTGTTTCCTTTTCATAATAATTATTATTGTTGTTTATTTCCTTTTCATAATAATTATTATTGTTTTCTTTATTATTAAATTCTTTTTCAAAGGTCTTTTCACTTTGAATTGTTTGACCTTCTCCTGCGCCTGCAGTTGCATTATTCTGATCTTCACTTGAAAGATCAATGCCTAATGAAGATTTTACCCAGTCTGGCAAAATATTACTTAATCCCTTCTTGACTTTTGCAATTAGGCTATCAATATTTAAAGCATTTTTAATTGCGTTTCCAAAATTCAAGATCGCATCAATTAGATTGTTGATTGTATCTAAAATACCGTTGAATCTATCTTTTACAACTTGAATAATGCCTAAAAATGTATTTTTAACACCGTTAAAAGTGGTTTTCAGACCGTCACAACATACTATCCAAGCATTTTCTAAGACAGAGGTATCACCTGTGAATACAGCAATTAGAGCACCCCACGCCACCATTATTGCTCCTATTATGCTTTCAAAAGCACCGCCAATAGTAGTAAATATGCCCTTAATTGCCTGCGCCCATCCACTAAGTTTAGTGTCTGAGCTTGTAAGTGTTGCGATAAATTCTGTGATTAAATTCCATAATTGCTTTATGCCATTAAATAGATGTGAGAATATTCCTACATAAGCTGTCTTAAATGCCTGCCATGCCTCTGAATTTACAAAAGCGTTATATAGTTTCTTAATCCATTCCCACGCAATTTTTGTGTATTCTATTAGTGGTTTCCAAAATGCGCCTAATGCGCTATCACCGCCTCTTAAATATGTAACTAAATCATCAATAATCAGAATTAACACGCCTAGTAATGCAATAATCCACGTTAAAGGATTAGTTAGCATCGCTATACCTAATTTAATGAATGATGGGATTAGTAGAGCTGTGATAGTTCCTGCGACCACTCCTAAGAAACGTATAATATTCTGTGAGTTTCTATCTATCCAGTCTGAAAAATCATTTAATTTGTCAATGAGCCATTTGACCGCTGGGGACACTGAGCGCATGATTTTTGCACTCAAATCATCCATTGTAATTTGAAATTTTACAACGGCTTCACGCCCCTTTTTATATAGCTCTATATCTTCTTTGTTATAACGTGCCAACATAGCACGCTTTTTGCGCCATTCTTCCATTTTGGTGTTGTATGCACCTGTCATCTGAGCTACCTGTGCTACACCACCAAAATATGATTTAATGACTGCTCCTAAAGACATGAATCCAGCAATCGGTGCCAAAACGGTTGTAGTAAGCATTTTTGCAGTGCTTGCCCACTTTGCGCCCATCTTATCCATTGCCTGAGTGGTTGCGCCAATCTGCTGTTTTGAACGGTTTAAACCTGCCTCTAGTTGGCTAGAATCCAAACCCATTTTGATTAAAATCTGATCTGCGATACTAGCCATTTTATTTACCTCTGCATGTTGTATTTAGCTTGTTGCTGTTTATGGATTAGATAATCATTCGATACTTTTACCGCCCATATTTCCAATAAATTGAGCGCATCTTCATAAGAGTAGTAGCACTCTAATTCTTTCAACGTTGCATATTTTTCACTTATAAGCGGTGCGAAATCTTTTGGAAAATTCCGCACCTCTATCAAGTTGTAATAATGCTCAGTTGATCGGGGATAGTCAACTACTCTGCGATCTGAAAAAAATCAAAGGAAATATTAAAGCATTCCTTTTCTAGTTCGATTAGAGCCTTAATGCTTTCAAAAGTATTCTCTAGCTCTCTTTCGTTTAATTCTGTAAAGCCTGCACCGTTCATGCGCTTTGCGGTTTTAGATACAAGCTCAATAAGTAGATCATTGATCTTGTCTGAATCCAAACGACCAATAAAGCCTAATCCTTTTGCTTTAATTGCGTTTACAATCTGATTAAGATCAAGGCTATTAACATCCATTTCTAGCAGTCCACTTTCTGCGAGTGTAGTAAATGCCTTTGCGATCCATCTTTGCTGTTGCATTGCTGATAATGCAATCAGCTTAAATTTCAATTCGTTTCCGTTATCAACAATGGTAATATTTTTTGTTTTTCTCATAATAAGCACCTTTAGAAAAAGCACCCTTAACATACGCTTTAAGGGCGTGAAAAATGAGGTTAATTTATAACCTTTCATTACTATTTTAAAACAAAAAACGCCTACTAACTAGATTGATGTAGCTAATAGGCGCATTTTAATTAAATAGATGCACTCTTTGTACTTTCAAAGATAAAAGTAAACTGTGAAGGATCAAGCACCTTTTTACCGTCTGATATATCGTGTCCTGTCTGTAACACACCATTAGACAAGGTGTACTCTTTACCTTGAGCAGGTATAGTGATCTGCATAGTGCAAGAATATACACCCTTTGTCATCTGAGATGTTTCAATAATATTTCTCATAACGGCTAAAGATGGTGAGCTTGCCTCTAGTGAGATATTAAGGGTACGTGGTGCAGGTGTATAGCCTGCTGATAACTTACCATCAACACCCATTCTAGCCTCTGCAATCTGAGCATCGCCAGCTGTCCAAGCGGTATCAGTTGAGAAACCCTGAATCTGAACTCCGCTAGGGTATAAATTTTCAACTGTTAAGATAATTACTGCATCTGCATCTGTAATATTTCCTACTGACATAATTTTAAACCTCTTAATTAAAACTTTACAAAGGTGTGTATAGTTTTTATACACACCGTTAAACACTGCTAAACTACTGCGGTTGCAGGTACAACTAACTTATGTACTGATCCACCGTAAGTATAAATTAAGTTAATTGATGGTGTCTTTCTAGCTTGTCTGATTGATGCGGTTGCATCAACAATCTGCAAATAGTAGCCGTTGTTTTTGATTTCGTCTGAGTAGTCACCGCCTAACAGACTTGTTAATTCTGCTTTCTGTGCATCTGAAATATTCACACCAAGATCAATTACGCCGTTATTAATTGCACGGTTAATAATATCTTTACAGTTAGAGCGGATCTTAGCGTAACCACTTTCGTTGTAAGGAATGCGATTTGCAGTCTTAAACATTGCCATGAGCTGAACCTGTAAAGCATTACATAACCATACAGCATTAATGTATGTGTCGATCCAATCCCACTCGCCCATCATTGCACCATTGTATGACAAAATGAAATTGTCATTTCTGGTAGCAAAATTACCCATATAATTTACTTTATGTGCATCTAGGGCGTTTGCTTCACTTGTCTTTTCCACATCTGCGCCAAAACCGCTCAGATGCTTGAAAGCATAAGTGATTGTGCTATTTGCCTGATCCCATGCAATTGAGGCGGTCACACCCATGATAAATGATGCCATTTCGTAAGATGGATAACATATACAAGTTGCACCCACATTTTCAGCCTTGAACTGTTCTGCAATAACTGTTGTATTGTTTGGATCTAAGTTAGCTTTTGAGCTGTCCCAGCATACATATAAATACAGCACACCTGCATTGTAGTTAGTGGTTGCCCACTGTGCAAGTTCTAAAGCATCCGCATCGTTTGCTTCTTCAAGAGTGGTAAAGGTTACAAAGTTAGTGAATCTGTTAGTCAGATTTTCCATGCTCTGTGTCATGGTGTTTGCATCCTGACCATTTGAAATTACGGCTGTTTTAGTATCAAAACCTAAAGCTGTTGCAATATCACCGCTAGGAACGGTAAGCACTGAGTTAGATCCTGAATTAGTATCAGTTAAAATATAAGCATTGAACTGAGAACTAAAAGCGATTGAAAGATCTTCGCCAAAAGCGGTGTTTAAAGTAGCTGCAACATCGGAATATGATGTACAAGCAGAAAGATCGATTTCTGTGTACTGCTTTGTAACTCCATCAACGTCTAAGGTAATTGAACCGGTGGAAATTGCAGTAATGGTGCTTAATGCTGTTTTAACGTCTAATTCAGCACCTCTGATCCATGCGCTTGATGCGGTGGCATTTAAACGGTAGAAATACAGTGTTGCAGGCTTTACTTGTGAATTGTCAAAACCACCAAAATATGTGCCTGCAAACTTATATTCGTCTGATGATGTACCGAAATACTCACCTACTTCACTTGCACTTGAAAAAGCTAATGGAGTATCACTAGGGATAGTGCCATTAGAATCTAAAACCACGCCATTGAAAACTAAATCGTTGCCAGTGGCTTTTAGTATGCGAGGTAAAACCTGCACTAAATTACTTGCTGAAATTGCCATTTATATAGCTCCTATTTTTTGCAAAAAAATAAAACGTAAATAAAAATTATTCACTATCTTTAATTTTAATATCTAAATTAGATAAGTGTAAAGTATTGCCTTGATCGGTTGCCCATTGATCATGTGGTAGAATTGAGTTAAGTTTAATTTTTGGAGGTGTGTTAAAGCCTTCCTCGTTTACGGCTATTGAGTGATTTAAGTAACAATGCAGTTTAATAGTCCATCTATACAGATAATTATCAGAATCGTTACTGCTTAAGGTTGTATCGTTTGGATCATCTGCGTATAGTGGTACAAGTCCTAACTCTTTGAACTGTCTCACACCAACGGAAGATCTAAAAATTGTCTGTAAATTCTGCGCTCTTTGCAGTGCAGAATTATTGATCTCACCGTTTACACTGTTTGCATAACAATCAACTCTAACAATGATCTCTTTTTTACCGTGCAACGTTAAAAGCTCATTGTTTGGATCATATTCTTCAATAGTAGTAGCTGACTGTGTGCCATTTTCAATATAAAAAATGCAGTATTCGTTTGTTTCAGACGGTAGCGTAATATTGTTCTGATTTCCATAAATTACACATTCAGGATCAATGGTAGGATAGATGTATTTTATGAGAAAATCATAAACGCCTTTAACGTCTGTAAAGTCGGTGCTTACAATGTTTTCAAAATCATTCATTTGCTTGATCCTCTTCTGCTAGTAGATCATTGCCGTTTTCATCTAATATTTTAACTTCACTTTGCTGTAAAGTAACTCTTACACTTTCCCAACCAGCCTCTGAAAAGTCTTCTAATACAGCAGTGACTAACCATAATTGCCCTTTATTATCTTGAATAAAGTCGCCAGATCTACTCTGTTTGCGATATACACTCCATACACGAGTTTTTAAATCATCTGGCGCATATAAGTATATTTTGCGTGTAATGGTGCTCTGTGTGCCTAATTCTGCGTGATATAGAGCACTGTCACCCTCACTTTGGATCTGCCCCATATATCCAGTCTGTTTAGAATAATAGGCTGATATAACGCCTCTAACATTCTTCTGACCTATGGAACGATAAACGGTAAAAGGTAAATCTTGCTTATTCATATTGATAGCAGGGCGCACAATGGCATGTAAATTTAAACTCATTTTTTTATCCTTTTATTGGCCTGCAAGTTCTTTTAATTTCTTGTACTGTTCAGCATTTAACACAATTTTTTGATTATTTATAAATACCGCCTTTTCACCGTTACGGTAGTTATAGATCTTGTTGTTCCATTTGCTTGCATCTGGCACATTTAACACGCTTGCTACTGATCCATTATTTTTGTTAGCTGATAATGTTTTATTCGCAGTAGTTGTATTATTTTGTGGTAAACGCAAACGCTTTGCTAGTTCTCTTGATCTTTGTGTCTTAAAACCGTTTTCTTTTGCAAATTTAGGATTCATTCCAAAAACATAGCCATTTTTGCTACTTACCTGAGATTTTGGAACCCAAACCGATTCTTTTCGAAACACGATATCATCACCATCAAAACCAGATGCAAAATCAGAGCTAATTAAAAAAGCCTTGTCTGTTTCTTTTTCTATCTTGGCTAACTGATTTAAAGGCATATGATATTTTTTAAAATCTGCGTTAGTTATAGATTCTTGTTTATTTTGTGTGCGTGTCTTTGTAGCGTTGTTTGTTTCACTCTGATTTTGAGCGTTTTCTAAATCATTAACCCTATTTTCTAATCTATCACTAAAACTGTTTACTTTTGTTGTATTTTCCGCAGGCTGATTATTTTGCGCTTGCTTTTTCTGTTGTGCTAAGTCTTCGTTGACCCAAGTTACAAGACCGTTTTCCCTAACCACTTGCGATTTAGGCATCCAGTAAGATCCCGTTTGACCCTCGAGCAATACCGCCTTGTCTGTTTCGTCTTTAACACTGACTGGGGATTCTAAGGGTTTAAACTGAGGATTTCCCTTTTTTCTTGTCTCTGCCTGCTCCGGCGATAGGATTAAGGATTGATACTCAGGCTTAATTTCGTTCTTAATGCCGTCAGGAACATGCAAAACGCCGTTAGCATCTAAGTAGGTGTTATCTTTAGCACCCAACAGCCTTCTAGCACTCGAGTTAGAAATATGCTCACCGTCTAAAATGGCGGTTTTGATATTGCCAGTTTTGTAATATTCCAGCTCTAGCCCTATCATATCGCCGAATTGTTCAGTAGTTGGGTAATAATACCCACCACTACTTTCAGTCCACCCTTTCTTTTTTACAAAATCTTTTGCAGTTTTGACTTTTCCTTGCTCCGCTAACTGCTCTTGCCTTTTTAACTCTTTAGCACTCCCTGCCTCAATCGCGCTTCTGTCTGTCTGCGATTGTCCACCAACCGGTTTAAAATCAATCTTTTGCCCGTTCATCAAATCGGCTCTATGGTTTTTAGCATTAACAAACATCTGTGCGCCCATTTGCTCATTTTTGCCGTGCTGTGGAACAGCTGAAATGTGCTTGCCGTTAAACTTGCCACCCATACCGCCTAAAACTTCACCTGTTTCACCGTCAATTAATGCAGGTCTGCCCTTGTTTTCTTTTCCATTAGGATGAACAGTGATCCATTTAGAATCATCATTTGCCAGCTGTCTAGCGTGTGCCTTGCCTTTTGCGTAGATCATACCTAATTTAAAAGCTAATCCGATTTTGTAAGCCTGCTCTTTATCCATTTTTTAACCCTCAATAATTTCATATGAAACTGATTTTAACAGCTTTGTGCTATGCACTAATGCTTTTGCTGTGTCTGATGTATTCTTTTTAGAAACATTACGATTTTTTAAATCGCCTTTCGGTTGATGCTCTTCTAAAGCACTACCGTATATCAACAAAGTTAGCGGTGAACGTGCAGGGAAAGTGCCTTTTCCGTTGGTGTTAATGGTTGTCTTAACGTCTTGAACTGCCATTTGCCCTAGAATATCTAAAGCACGAAAAGCCACTTCATAAGGATTTAAGGCGTAATTTTTTAGTAGCTTACTTCCTGCTCTTAGCCATTTACCCTTGCAGGTCTGTGCTGTGTACCCAAAAATAGGGCGTGGAGGCATTGTAAGCGTACTTGTAGATAAATGTATATTATGCGTATGAGCAAACCATCCTTTCTGTACGCTCGTGACGGGCTGTACCCAACCATACTCTAAGTATGTGGCAACTTCTGCAACACTGGTGCCGTTATCGTAATGTTCGCCTGCATCAATGCCAACATTACATTTAAGGCGTTTAACCTTTTTGGTTTGCTCAATAAGGCGATCTAAATTCTTTAAATCTGTTTTAATTTCAAAGTTAGCCATAGGAATGAAAATGCTTTGAAATATACACCCTGCCACCCTTTCTGTATGATTGTGACATTACCCAAAATTGTGATCCGCAAGGTGTTTGTAACCACCACTGAGCTGTTAGTGAATTTGCTCTTAATAAATCAAATGAAGTAGATACTGAACCTTGTGAAGCGCTTGCAATTCTGCCTTGTTGTCCTGCTGGATTTAAAGCTAGCATGGATAAATGACAAGTAGCAAGATATAGCAGGCGTTTTCTAGTTAGAATTTTAGGGGGATTGTAAGGGTAGATTGATCCGTCATCGTTTCCTAGCCATTCTGCAACGGTATCAAAATTTTCTGTGATCTGTGTTTCTGTAATATCGCCATTTGAATAGGCGGTATTAATTGCAGGAAATAGACTTAAAAACTCACTTAATGAAAATGTGACAACTGCCATTTTTACCGCCTTATTACAAATTAAATGCTTGAATTTTCAGCAAGTGGATCTAAACCTGTTACGGTTTCTTTAATCTGATCTTGAATAACCTTAGACTTCTTAGCCTCACTTACAGAATCAACTTTGAAAACGCAAGGTGGTAAACCGTGCCAAGAATTAAACATACGCTCTTTGCCGTGTAAGGAGTATAGAGCCTCCCAATCAGCACGTGGCATCTGCTGATATACTGCATTTCCCTTGTCAGTTAAAATGCCACCCTTACCACCTCTTAGATGATCGTCTAAGCCTGCAAGATGGATTTTCTTAAAACCGCCTTGACCGTCTGGAATGTCATCAAAGATGTGACCGTTTCTAAGTGATACACATAGAGTTACCACATCTGCACCGCTTAGAGTTTCTTTGTCTTTCTTATCTTCAGCGGTTGAACCCACAACGCTAGTAGTAACTTCTTCAGTTACGGTTTCAGTATTTTTCTTTGGTCTTGCCATGATAATTAAACCTCATTTGCAAATGAATTTTATGTATATAAAAAGGAGGTAATAAAATTATATTACCTCCTTAATTATAAGATTAAATTTTATTCTAGTCTATACACCGTACATGGTGCATACAAGGCTAGTTCTTTTGTAAACTGCACCGTAGCTAGTGCCCACAAGCTTCTGCTTAAATCCGCTCACAGTCTGTACAACCTGTAAAGCACGGAACTTATCAGAATAAACTAGATTTACAGTATCAACTCCGTATAGAGATGGAACAATCATCATTACGCCCTCGCCCTGATTGGTTGACAGCTCTGGTAACTGTACGATCTCTAAGTTAGGGAAGTTCTGCTTTAGCATTGCCTCACAAGTTAGACCGAACTGGTTAGGTGCTGATAAGTAAGATACTACATTATTTGATACAGCTAAAATAATGCGCTCATTCTGATCGATATTACCACCGTTTCTAGCAGATAGAGTGCTCCATAACTTCAGCACGTCATTATATACGTGATTACCTGCGTTTGAGGCATCATTTGCGACTTTATCAGCCCATGTAGTATAGGTAGAACCACCAACAGTGATAGTATTAGGATTAATTGATGGATTTAAATCACTTGAATTTAATAAACCATGATTAATCTTACCTGATACACCGTATAAGTAGAACTGATTCTGCTTTCTTGCAATGATATTAGCACCTGCGATCTGCTTACGTGATGCAAGTGCGATCTTTGCCTGATTTGCCTTATCAGTCTCTAAATTACCATACTGAATAATAGTCTCAAATCGAGCCTGCTCTCTAGTCTGGAAATTATAATTAACTTCGGTTGTTACATTCTCGGTGCGATCTGAGTAAGCTGTTACATCACCGCTAGCTTCCTCGCAAACGAAAGAGTAGTATTCGTCAGCCCATGAACCCTGCTTTACCTCAGGTGCGATCTTATTTGCGTTGGTTACACCAAATAAAATTTCTACAATCTGAGGATCGATATACTGAAAGAATGATGCAGGATAACCAACATTAGGAGTAGTCTGTAAAGCACTATCCATTGCAAGTGCAGTCTTTGATAAATTAGTCTTAATCTTACCGTTTACGGTGTCATAAGCCATAATACCTTTAGCACCTTCAACATAGATGCCTTTAGCCTTAAGCTGTTCTAAATTCAACATGATTTTTTCTCCGAACCTTTAATTAGTTAAATTTCTCGATGATAACTACATCACCTGCGTTTGCACTTGCACCGCCGTTAGGAATTACAACCTTAAAGCCAGTGTCAACCTCGCCAGTGCCTGCACTTGATGCAAGATTGATTGCACCAGTAGTAGGATTAACGTAAACGCCCATGCCTGATGTGATTGAAGATAAACCAACAGGAACATTAATGTAGAACTGACCTTGTACTGCTACTGTTGCAACTGCACCCTCAGGCAGAATGTTAGTGCCACTAGATGTTACATTCTCTAATGCTACATCCATTACACGCTCAACAAATCCTAGAGGCACTGCATCAGCAGAACCAGTACCTGAAACAATAGCAAAAGGTGCTGACTGAACACCGCCAGCGGTCTTAGCAAAAGCAAAAGCACCTACTACAACTGTGCCGTCTGATAGTGGATTGTAACCTAAGTAACGTGCACTATCAGTTGCTACTTTCTGGCCTGCTACACCAATTGCAGGTAAAACATTGACTACTTTCTGAACCATTTTTTAGAACCTCTATTAGATTGAATCTTTAACATTATTTAAGAGCTGAACAGCACGATCATTGTCTGCAACTGATTTTCTTGAATCACCCACAAGAGTTGATCTATTTGCCATATAGCCTCTGTATAGTGCTCTGCACTCTTTAGCAGTCATGCCCTTTGTTTTAAGACCTAGAACATTACAAGCCTTGCGATATACTGCGCCTGCGTTGTCAAATGCCATTGCATCAACCTTACCTAAAGTGCGCTTGCACTCTTCAACAGCTTTGTAACGGTTAGCAAATGACTGCTTAACAGCGTTAACGATCTTAGCGATTGAATCCTCACCTAGAGCTTTCTTCTCGCCCTCACTCTCGTGTAGAGAATCTAAGTGCTTTGGCTCGTCTTTCTCTTTATTCTCACCGTACTTTACACCCTCAGCGAATGCTTTCTGTACGATCGGATTTTCTGAATCAAGACCGCAAGCTTCTAAGCCGTGCTTCTGATCTTCGTCAAAGTTCAAGGTTTCTTTCTTCTCCTTGTCCTCTTCCTCTAGATCTTCATCTTCACCTAGATCCTCTTCACTTTCGATCTCTTCCTTATCGGTTAGATCGTCATCTTCGTTGATGTCTTTCTTAGCTTCTAGATCTTCATCCTCAGCTTCAACCTCAGACTTAGCCTTGATGATCTCTTCGATCTTTGCTCGTGCCTCGTCTTTGTCGATGCCTGCCTCTTCTAGCTTGGCTAGAAATTCATTTAGTTTATCTTCCATTGTGGGGATTTCCTTGTCTTTGGTTATATCAACAACGTTGCCGTTTTCATCTGTCTCATGCAGATCCTTTAAAGTATTTGCAGTATTGATCATCTGATCAGCTAATGCAATTTCTGTTTTTTCGACTTTATCGTCCATGTTTTGTACCTCGTTAAGAGTTGATTTTGAATCTTTGACTACTACATCATGACCAGCTCTGCCTTCTTCTACAAGAGCTAAATGGTTGCATGATATATCCCTCATTATAAGATCGTATGGCTCACCATTAAAGACACCTGATTTTTTTTCAGGTGTGTATCTGTAGCCTAATGACAGCTCTCTCATTGATCCGTCATTAATGCGCTTAATTGCATCTGCATCTTGAATGTGTAATGAGTTTTGCAGATATGGAGCATTAAAAATACCGTCTGTACCTGTTGAACCAACTCGTGTTTCTTTAGCTGGTGCATCTGCAAAATCTGCGTGGTGATCAAGCTGAATAGGGATGCCGTTTGAACTGGTGACAGCTTTCTTTAATTCCTCAGCTGGGCGATATACTTTATAGATTGTATCGGGCTTTAATCCTAAGCGCTCATAATCAGGAATTTCACTTCCTAGATATGGTGCAACTTGCTCTTTGGTGATGTTAGAAATGGCAACATGCAAAAATCCGTTGTCATCAATTGATCTTACTGAATCCTTAAAACTGACTTTATCAAATACGATTTTATCCATTTAAAACCTCGTCATCAAAAATCATCTGCATCTCGCATCGGCAGTTGATAAGCTGGGCAGGAAATATGTATTTTTTTTCAAATTCGTCATAACAACCTTTGCTTATATCAAACTCTTGACCGTTCATTTTTATGTGGCTTGCACGGCTTGTATATTTGCCTGCAATGTGAACCCATACTGCCTTTTTAACGCCAACTGCTTTGGCATTTTCAATCTGAATTAGCTGTGTGATCTTGTTGGTCTGATCTTGTGCTACGGTATTAGCTCTTTTATCTGTAAAGCCTTGTGTTGCTTTCAGCACATCACGTAGCTGATTGAAATTCTCACCATTCATAAGTCCATTGTAAATAGTGTCACTGATACGGCTAATATCTTCAATATTCAGCTTTGTAATTAAATTTACATTATCCTTAATTAAATCAGGTAAGATTTTTAGCGCATTATCTGAAATAAAACGCTTTTTAATTGTTGGCACAGTAAACGCTTTATTGACTAAGCCTGTTGTAACCTTCGCACTCAAAAATGCTCTTCTTTGTGCTTCCGATGTCATGAAAGCCATTTGATTGATATATATTGTGACACGATTAACACTTGCTGTTGCCAACAATTCAGACCATAAAGCCATATTACTGCTTATGAACTTATCAAGATCGGACTTCAAAAGATCGGGATTGCGTTTAGCAAACTCATTTAATAATTTCTGCTTTAACACTCTATTCTTTTTGCGCTCCTCACTGCTCAGAGGTATTAAAGAATCAGCTGTTAAAGCGTGTTTATTTTCCAAAAAGTTTAGTATTTCATTTGCTACAAAAGCTCTAAAATCTGTACTTATTGCTTGTATAGCTTTGGTATAGGCTCTAATAATTCCTGCATTAGCCCCTATACCTCTTGAAACACGTTTTCTTTTTGTACTCATATAATTTTTATAAGTTTAAAACCTATTCATTTGAATTATTAAACGATTTTTGCGCCATGTCAATAAGGTTGATTTTCTGATCGTCATTTTCTGCTTGTTTCTGTTTCATCATTTCTTCAAACATATTGCCTTGCTGTGTGCTTGGATCATCAGTCATTAGATCGGTTTGTGTAGCGTTTTCTAATTCCTCTGGCATTTCTTCATCTAAAAATGATAAGCCCAAATCTTCATCTTCTCGAACTGCAGTACGTAATTCTTCTGCACTCATAGCCTGTCGATCTACTAACTGAGTTAAAGCTCCGATCTTAGTCTGTGCTGTCATTGCCTGTGATGCTTTGTTTTCCTCATTTAAAGGCTCAAATTTGAATGTAATTGCAGGATCAATATTTCCGAACTCAACTAACTGAATAACGTTAATAATTGTCTGGATCTGCTCTCTATATAATTCCTGCTTACTTGCAATGTAATCATAATAATTTTTTAAATCACTTTCGCCTGTAGCATTAAAACCACTTGGTGAAATTCCTAGTAGCTTGACTGCAGGAGTACGGTTGATACATGCAATTAGTTCTAGTGATTGTCTTACAACGTCTGTACATCCTGCAATTGTAGTTTGCACATTCATTACACCTTCACTTTCTTTGTCGCAAACAAAAACAGAATCGTTATTTCTGTAACGCTCTAAAAATTCCATTTTTGCATCAAATAATTCTATTCCGTGTTCATCGGATAAAACCGCATCCATATCAGTCTGGACAACAAGCAGGGATATTTTATCTAAAAGTCTTGCTGTACTTGCTCGTGTCTGATTGAAATGCATTACATAATCCCACAGAATTTGTGCCTGTGGTATGCCTAAAAAATTATAATTAGGTTTTAACAGCATTGGGGGCTGATTTTCAACGAATGGCAATAAACGGCTTGCGTGCACTCTCTTACCTAATACCTGCCACATACGAGGTTGCATATAATCATCACGTAAAGGGTTAATACAATTATATTCAATAGGTGATACATTTACAGGATCGACTACTACAAATTTAACTTTTGAACCCTCTTTTAATTCTGCACTTAAATCATTTATTGCAAGTGGTAGAGTTAAATCATCTTCTCCCGTATCAATGAAGATAAATGCACCTCCCATATAGCCTGTGGTTGTCACAGCTTTATGGAACAAATCTTTTATATGCAGTTTTTTTAATTCATTTTCAATTATTTCTAATTTCTGAGGATCATCGCATCCGTCAATCTTAATCCACTTACGGCTTAGGTCATCTGATACGGTCTGTATGCAGGCTCTGATTAATCCCTGTTGTGCGATTTGCTGTAATACTCCATAGCCGACAAAAGAAGTAATAGGATATTGACCTAAATCATAGGCGTGTTGTGTTAAACTTTCATAGATTGTATTAAAGCCACCAGCAGAATCAAAAGCCATATTCATTTCTTTGTATTCGTCTTTTGATATGCCACTCATGGTGATAGGTAGAGCAAACTCTTTCTTAACACTTCTTAGATTCTTAAAGGCATTTGCGGTGCGCTCTGGGATCATCTGTAGCTGTTCCCTCACGCTGTCAGCTGTGATTTTTGGTCTGATAGGTGTATCTGATTTTCTTGATACAATTTTATTATGTGTTCTGTCTGCTATATTTGCCATAATCAATAACCTAATTATTCTAAACTGCTATATTTATTATAGCTATACACGATGGTATCTTCCATACCTTAAAATTTTCAAATTGTTTTCACTGATTTTAAGCGGTGCTTTTTCTCTGAAATAGTTTAGTGCTTGTGTCATACTATCAATCTGATCGTCATGCTCTACAGCAGGAAAATTAATAATCTCAAATTCAAGATCATTAACATAGTTTGCCTGCTCTGGTATGTAAACATTACCACTTTCAATATATGTGCCTATTGCCTCCGCTCTTGCGATCTTGCTTTCTTTAGGCGTAATAGGCTTAATACCGCTAATGTGTTTCTTTAATGTTGAGATAATCGCTGATCCGTTCGCTTTATCTTCAACTAACCACGCATTAACATTATGATATTTTTCTGCAACATTCACAAATATATCAAGTGTCTTTACAAAATCCCATTGCCCTCTAAATTCATCAAGCAAATAAAAATCTGCGCCTTTTCTGCCCCATATCTGACCTACAACAAAATCATTTGTTTTATTGTCTTTAAATGTCATATCCCATGATCCGATCATTAAATCAAATTGAGCAGGCTTTGATTTTTCGTTGTAGCGTTTAAAATTATCAAGTTTAAATAATGCGCCCTCTTTTGGTACGGGATGTTGTTGATATAGTGAACTCCATTCATACGCACCAATAGTATTTTTAATTGCGAGCAGTTTTGCGAGTGAAAAACGTTCAGGGTGCAAGGCTTCACCTTTCTTTCTGTGAGGTTCGTCATGTTCTGCAATTGCCTGATACTCTATCACTCTGAATTGATCTGCATCTTCATCATTATGCATAGCTTGAATTAGTTGTCCTGCTAAGTCTGAGGTATGCCAACGAGTTTGGAGAATAATTACACCGCCACCATCACTAAGTCGGGTATATGCAGTTGACTTGTACCAATCCATCAATTTATTTCTAATTGTCGGACTGTTTGCCTCTGCTCTATCCTTTAGAGGATCGTCAATAATTAAGATGTCGCAACCCATACCTGTTAAACCGCCACCAACACCAGCCGACCTATAAGAGCCTTTATAATTTACTATTTCAAATAGTGAATCTGTCTTCTTATATTGTGGATATGCTTTACCGCCTAGCAGTGTATTAGGAAAAATATTTTTGTAATCGTCACTATCTATAATGCGTTGTACATCAAGATTGAAACGACTAGAGAGATCGGCTGAATAAGATGCTGTGATGATGTTTAGGTTTGGATCACGTCCAAAAAGGTATGCAGGATAATTACGACTTATAATCTGTGATTTTCCAGAACGAGGAGGCATACAGATTATAAGACGTGGTGATTTTTTATTTTTTACGTCTTCATAAAACTGATCGAGTGTGTCACATATTTCCTCATGTACCCACCCCATAAGATAAGAATCATCAAGATATAAAATAAAATCTTTTAAGGACGTTTGAGCAGATCGCCTTAACTGCTCACGTTTCAAACGTCTTATTTTTTCTTGTCTTAATTCTTCAAGCGTAAAATTATTTTTCTTCATTTTCTTTCTTTTCTAAAGCTTTAATAGCTTTGTCTAAATCAGAATCTGATAAATCTTCAACGCTTTGAATATTAACGTTAGTATTAACTGTGGTGCTTTCTTTGTTCCAGTTTTCAGGGTCAGCATTCTTCAAAAAGAAAATCTGAGCTGTTACATTACCTTTTTGGGCTGTCTTAATTAAAGATTCTGCAACTTTTTTAACACCTAAAGCTCTACCATCTTCAACTGCTTGCTGAATTTCAGGGTGCTCGTCTAAATGATAGTAGTAAACTCTAAGTGAAACACCTAAGCAAGCGCATATTTTTGCAATAGATAAATTAAGCGAGGCAAGCTCTTTAATTTTATCCAAATTATCTAACAGAACTTTCAATCCGTCATTGATGCGAGGTTTTCCGTCATTTCTAAATGGTTTTGCCATAATTATTCTCCTATTTTAAAACTGCCATAGCATCTAAATACATTTGATATTGATGTTTAGGCACAAATAATTTTTCTGTCTTTGTGGTTCTATTAGAACTACACATTAAAGATGTTTTTTCTTTTTTAGCAATACAAATAAAATCTTCTGGCATATTGTATTCAGATATAATCACTAACTGTTTTTGCTTACCACACCACTCATAAAAGTTTTCATGGTTAAAATCCATTCTATATTTAGCAGTATCTTTATAAGGCGGATCGCAATAAATAACGCTATTTTCTTTTATTTGCACATCTGCATAATCTTTATTTGTTAAATCTAAACTCTCTAAACTCTGTAAGCGATTTAAACTCTGCAACCGTTCTAAACGCTCTAAGCTCTGTATTTCTAATCTATTCAGATTTAATAGCTCTTTTACTGCACTTGTTATTTTTAGCCTGCCTGATAAATTGTGATCTAGATTCACGCCTTATGTTTTGAAATTCCTATATTTATATTATATATAAAAAAAATCCTACTTATAAAAGTAGGATTAATTCATTATTAGCAATTTTCTAAAACCGTGACCGCCTGCAGTAATTCAATTAACGGCTTTAAATCCTGCCTATTCAGGCGATCACATTCTCTTAATGCGCTCTTTATTTTCATTTTGTCAAGTCCGATAATCACTGATCTTAATTTGTTTAACTTAATCAGCATTAAGCACAAATCACATAGATCTTGCGTGTTGTCGGTTTTTAACATTAAAATATGCTTTTCAATTTCCTTTTGTAAGTTCATTTCAGATTAAAAAGCTCCTGCTCTGATTTTCTGCGTGTCTCCAATCCTTTTAATTTTACTTTAAAGCGTTCACCAGTCAATTTATCGGTTTTTGTGATATAGATCCATTTTGGAAATTCTGCTGATGCTCCTGCATAATCACCTTGTTCTAATTTTTTGTATAGAGTAGAAAAGATAAAAGCGGAAAAACCAAGATTGAAAATAAAGCTGATGCAAGCGTCAAACTGATTCTGATTAAGAGTTATATTATCGTGTTCTATTGAAAAATTTAATTTATCTTCAATTTTTTTCAAATCTTTTTTCAATAAATTTTCTGCTTCTTCTTCGGTGATAATCATGCCTTCTGTGACGTCTGATCCAGTATGTCCCACGCCTACGGTTAAAACGCCTTTAGGACATAGATAGCTATGCAATATAACTCCCTCATGCCTCTTAATTAAATTAATTCCTCTTTGTGATATTTCCATGATGTTTGTCCTTATAAATAGCAAATAAAAAACCGCATATACTCATGCAAGCATAGAGCGGTAATATTCCTAAAACAATGGAAATAAAGCACATCGCAAATTCACTAGCAAAAACGAGGATCATTAGTTCATTCTCGGATAATCCGTGTTTATTTTTCATGGTTAAGATCCTCTGTGTCAGCCTTAATTCCGTACTTTTTTAAGATGACATCAATAACATTGCCAATACCAATTAAACCAATCAAAAATGACAATGGGATCACATCCCAAACTCCCACGTATTCAGGAAAATAACGCACACCTAACCATGATAACGAAAAGCATCCAAAACATGAGATCAAAGCATATTCCACTCTCTTAATCATTTTTGGAGGTTTAGACCGATAGCAAGCGATTATAAAGGTCATTACTCCACAGCACACACCTGAGACAATAAATATAAGTATAGTTTTTGCATCCATTTTGTTTTTATCCGATTGTAAATATATGTATCAATAATAGATTTAACCTCCATATTTGTAAATACCCCTCAAAAACGCTCATAGATTGAGATTGTGAGATTTGATGTACCTCTACTCGTTCATGTGTACTTTCATCGCTCTGTGAGCGTTTTTGAGGTGTTATAGACGATTTTACTTCATGCCTCCATCTATCAGCCTGTACGCCCCCTTAAAATTGAAATTAGCGGTATTCAAAAACCACAAATCGTTTCCTCTTGCCATTTCTCATAATTTGCTTACAAGTTAATTCTAATTCAGGCATCGCTTCAATGCTTTCTAAAATATCACGCTTTTTAATGTGCACATCAAATGCGTTTGTAATATCTTCAAGCATATCGTCAAGTGTATAGACACAGTCAGGCTTATTCGCATAGTCTCTTAAATAATTCTCAATAATCGAAATTGTCTTGTCCAGTTCTGCTTTTTTCTCTCTGATACTCAAAGTCATGTCGAACCCCTAAAATACGTATAAAAATTATTCGGTACATAGGTAGTACGTAGGTGTACGCAGATAGTTTTTAACCTTGTACCGATAAAAAGTCTTATAAATCAATGACTTGACCTATATAATACATAGGTACAATGTATTATATATATATTATTATTATTTTTTCTAATGAAATTTTAAATTTCATTAGTAATTTATATAAGAAGTTAAAAGTACGTACGTGACGTGTGATCGTATTGATTTATAAAGAAAAAACGCTTAATCATCTACGTACCGCACCTACGTACACGTACGTATTTTAGCAAAAAAATTGCTGTTGCACACAAATTTTAAAATTTGTGAGTAGTAAAAATCGTTATTTTGCTGTATTATATTAGCTAAATAAATTAAGCGCACCACACGTGTTGCTATAAAAATTCAGCTACACGTGTGTATTTTTTGGAGTAGAAAAGATGCTGAAAAATGTAATTTTTTATATATTTTTAGGTGGATTGATGTATATCTCAGGTTCGATGATATTAGATTACTTAGATGCGCCTGAGTTACATCAGAGTTGGAGTACAAAAAAATGTGTGAGAATTGTCACAATAAAAGGTGAGCATTTGCCTTGTTCTGATAAGGAAAAATTCACCTTTTTACACCATGTATGGGTTAAGTAGTGATATGTATTTTTATACTGCATAGGAGCCTATAATTGCGTATGCCATTATAGGCTTGTCATATAGCCTTAATACCACAAGTCCAGCCACTGGTAATGTCATATAGATAATAGCTTCATTCGTACCTCAAATCAAAGCTCTTACGTCTTAGTATTTTCTTCATTACTTTAATGAAAAGTTTAAGATCGTAGCTTTCATAAGTTGTGAAATTATCTTCGTCATCAAGTGAGATAGCTCGCATCTGATTACAGTAATCGTACCACACGTACATTGCATTACGTGACGGTACACATACGGCACTTCGCCATATTCCATTATCTGATATTCTGCATAATTCCCAATCTACCTGATGTAGATGTTTTAATTTACGATAGATAGTTCTGGCAACAAATTCACTCATTTTCGTTTCTCTTTTCTATTTCAACAATACTTGTGTATGGGATATAAAAGGTATCTTTCATTTTACTTTCAAAAAGGATGCCATTCACAATGTGCTAAAAATTCAAAGTTATCAAGCCATTCTTTCACATTAAATTTCATTTTCAATCTCCTTTTCTTAGTGTGTTATAAGCATCAATGCATTGATTTAATTTTCTTGCGTTGTTGTCTGCTCTTTCTGCGACTGTAATAAAAAACTCTGCATCTGCTCCACTGAGTTCACATCTACTTTCTGTATTCCCAATGGTGGTATTACTGGACACGGCTTTACGGCTGATGTGCACCCCATTAGCAACACGCTTTCGCAAATCACTAATAGTGCGATCAGCTTCTTTCTGCTCATTCTCTCTG